GAAGGTGCCCCTCCCATACGGGATGGATCAGGAAACCTTCAGCCGCCGCCTGCGGGAGTTGACGCCGGTCGATCTACAAACGGCGCAGGTGTTTGTCGGTGGGCAGGAGTTGAGCGCCTACAAACTTCTGGAGCAACTCCCAACGCTCCCCCTGATCCACGCCGGTCAGGGGAGGTATGCAGTCCAAGCCGGGGGAACTGTCGTCGCCCGCCCTGATGGGCGCCCGCTGATCCTGGAGATTCGTTGATGCTTGACGACGCATTCCAAGCGAGCACGGATCAGGCGCTAACCGACCTGATCCAACGGCCTCGCCCTCCGAAACCGCAAGAACCGGCGTTCAGCATGTGGGGGCTTGTGCGCGCTCCTGTGCGCGCGGTTCCCGCTGGGGTGGCGGAGGCGGGGGCGTCTATTGCCGATGTGGCTGGCGCGGTTGGCACGCTGAATCTGGCGTCCAATGTGCCTGAAGGCGCATCAATGCTGGCTGATCTTTCCGGCGGACTCGGCGCTCCGGCAGAAGCTCGGCAAGCTGCAGCCGCCAGGATGCAGTCAGGCGAGATGTTCAGGGGCGGAGAATTTGCAACCACTCTGCGCAATGTCGCTAAAGACTACATGCCCGACCCCGCGACGGCTCACGGTGCAGAGGTTGCGGTAGCGGAGTTTTTCCGCCTTGCAACGAAGGCCGTAGGGGCTGGGGTTACGCTTGGGCCGTTGGCTGGTGCATTGGTTGCCGGCGCCGAAGAAGGATTCACCGAGTCCGAGAAGCTGGCCCAGCAAGGCGTGAGCGTTGAAGCCCGTTCACAAGTCGGGGCTGTTACTGGGGCTTTAACAGCCCTGGGTTTTGCGCTGCCCGTCGCTGGGCAGACCATGAGGGGAACTGTTGGACTAGCCGTGGCTGGTGGTCCGGTGTCGTTCGTGGCCCAACAATCGGCGACCCGCGAGATTCTGGACAACGCCGGATATGACAGACTGGCGGATCAGTACGATCCCCTCGACCCTGTGGGCCTGACGCTATCCACCCTTGTCCCTCTAGGGTTTGGTATGGCGGCCATGCGGCAAGCCGCCCGCGCTGGGAGAGTAACCCCTTCCCCAACCTTGCCCGAGAGAACCCCGATTGCCAAAGCCATTGATGAGGTCACGGTCGATGCAGCCCGGGTAAACCTCCTGCGCGAGAACATCGAGGGCCGTCGCCTCACATCAAAAGATGACTTGATCGGATCGCAGGCACATGAAACCGCGGTCGCCCGAGCTATCGACCAGATGGCCGCAGGCGAGCGGGTGAATGTAACCGACCTGATTCCTCCTCAGGTTGCGGAGCGCGCGATCCGGGAGATTGACTCCGCGCTGGCTCGGGTCAATGAAGACCTGTGGTTTTCCTCCAGCACGGTATCTGACCTCTCAACCCTTGATCCGAAGTTCGCCAAGGACGGGAATCTGTACGGCCCTGCCGTATATCTCGCCCGCTCGCGTGAGTTCAGCGAGACATACGCAAGGGGTGGGATCGATCCTCGTACTGGACAGGCTAGACCGGAAGGCCAGACCTACCAAGCGGAGTTCAGGCCGGAGAACCCCCTCGACGCGGATCGCGTGTACACGAAGGCAGAAGCCGAGAACATCCTTTCAGCCGCTGGGATTGATGCGAAGAAGGTCCGCGATCTTCTGGCGAACAAAGCCAAAGCCTCGGGCGAGACGATCTACAAAGCCCTTACCTCTGCGCTTGGAACAAAGGCCAAGGCAAACGAGGCCCTGATCCTTCAAGGGTATGACTCCATCCTCTTCAAGAGCAAGGGCGAACAACTCGCGGCGTCCCTTCGTCCTATCGACGTGACCCCGGCCCCTCCGAGGCAACAAGCCCCGATTGAGCCGGTGCGCATGGCCCCGAGGGAAACGCCTACCCAAGAGCTGACCCTTGAGCCCCTACCAGGAGAAACCGCAGGACCCAAGCCCGAATCTCCCGCCGTCGAAGCCGCAGCCCGCGAACTGGAACAGACCATGCCAGACCTCATGGTGCGCATGGATGGGATGGAAGAGGCTGTACCATTGTCGGAGTTGATGGCCCGCGTCCGTCAAGAGGTCGCGGACGATTTGGCCGAGGTTCCTTTGCTCGAAACCGCTGCTGCGTGTTTCGTGCGCAGCATGTAAGGTTCTCACATGATGAAGCCCCAATGCGTCCAGGCGGTGAACCAAGCCGCAGGCCGACAACTGCGAGACTCCGAACTCAAGGCCATTGAGGATCGGATCAGCCTGACCATGCGCAGGCTGGCGACCCAAGACCCAGAATGGTCTTCCAAGTCCACGGCGGATCGCGTCATGGAAGCGGCAACGACCGCGATGCAAGACCTCCAAGCCGAGGCGGCAAGGAAGATTGCAAACGTTCAGAGGCAGGCTCTCGCAACTGCGGCGACTCAATCTCGTATCGCGGAGCTTCGGGCGAATCTTGGGAGCAGCCAAAGCCGCGCCCTTGTCGAAGACATCAACAACACGAGCCTTTATATCGATGGAATCAAGCGGGAGAACGTCGCAAAGCTGGTTGACCTGATCGACGCAGCGTGGAGCAAGCAAGGCACGAGCGTAGGACGTAGAGCCCTGGTGTTCCTGTTCGACGCTCAGAACCCGCAAATGACCCGTGATCTGGTCACGGAAATCTTCGCCAACGGAGAAGCTGGGACGGGGAACAGATTGGCCCAGGCCGGAGCCCGCGCATGGCTGGAAACCATCGAGGCCATGCGCCAGAGGTTCAACGCTGCCGGTGGGGATGTAAGGCAACTGGCCTATGGCTATCTCCCACAACCTCACGACTCCATGCGTGTCCGTGCTGCCGGGATTGATGCGTGGGTGAACAAGACGCTTCCCCTTCTTGATCGGACGCGATACGTCCGCGAGGATGGGAGCCGCATGTCCGATATCGAAGTCTCCGACTTCCTGAGGGCGGCTTACGAGACCATCTCCACGGATGGGATCAACAAGCAAACCCCGGGGCAATTCACTGGAACCGGGGCCAGGGCAAACCGTGGCAGCGAGTCGCGGCAAATCCACTTCAAGGATGGTGAAGCCTACACCACCTACATGGCCGAGTTTGGGCGCGGGTCGATGTATGACGCCATGATCGGCCACGTCGGGATGATGGCGCGGGATATCGGCCTGATCGAGCGATACGGCCCTAACCCGGAATCACAGTTCCGTCTCCAAAGCGATCTAGCGGAGAAAGCAGACCAAGGGCTCAAGCGCAGCTTCGGGAATCTCCCGCAAGCCTATTGGGACTTGGTGACTGGCACAGCCGGAGCGCCGATGCACCCACGTCTAGCGCAGATCGGACAGGACATCCGCAACATCCAGACCTTCGGCAAGTTGGCCGGAGCCCTGCTGTCGTCAATCACGGACGTTGGAACGTTGATGGTGACGGCTGGCTACAACAAGCTGGGGTACTGGAACACGCTCAAGAACGTAGGGAAACAAGCAAACCCTGAAGTGCGGGAGTTCCTGACTTCACATGGGCTCATTGCTGAATCGCTGATTTCCGACCTCAACCGCTGGGCCGGGGAGAACATCAAGAACAACTGGAGCGGAAGACTTGCCAACTCCACCATGCGCCTGTCCCTCATGAACCTGTGGACGGATAGCCTGCGTCGGGGGTTCGCCATGACGATGATGCAGGGCATGGCGAAACTCTCCAAGACGAAGTGGGCCGACCTGACCGAGTGGGACCGCTCCCACCTTCAACGGAAAGGGATCACTGAGGATGATTGGGATGTCGTTACCCGTGCTCAGTTGACCGAGTTTCAAGGAACCCAGTTCCTGACACCTGAATCCATCGCCGCAACGGGAGATGCGCGAGCCAACGAAGTCACCGCGAAGATTCTAGGGTTCATCACCGATGAGAGCGAATACGCGGTGATCAACCCCGATCTTGCAACGCGAGCCATCCAGACATGGGGCGGTCAGCAGGCCGGAACGGGAGTTGGCGAATTCGCCCGCATGACGATGCAGTTCAAGAGCTTCCCTGTTGCCATGATTTCGCGTCACTGGCGGCGGATGCTTGAGGGTGATCGAGGCCTAGATGGGGCTCCGGCGCTGGCGAACAAAGCCGCATACGCTGCTGCGTTGTTCCTGACGACCACCGCTCTAGGGGCGATTGCCTTCCAGTCGAAACAGGTTGTCCAAGGCAAAGACCCGGTGGACATGACGACCCCGAAGTTTTGGGCGCGGGCTGCCGCTCAAGGTGGTGGTGCCGGTTTCCTCGGAGACATCGTTCTAGGCGACACCACGGACGACAGAAGCCCACTGGACTCCCTAAGTCGTATGACGATGGGCCCGACCTTCGGTAGTGCGGCTGATCTTTGGGAGCTTACCAAGGGTAACATTGACGAACTTCGGGCGGGTCGTCCAACTCATGCGGGCGCAGAGGGATTGAGGTTCGCCCGCTCTCACGCCCCGTATGTGAACCTTTGGTACGCAAGGACCGCACTGGATCATCTTCTGCTGCACTCAATCCAAGAGAACCTGAGCCCCGGCTATCTCGGCAGGCAGAAGGGTAAGCACATGAAAGACTGGGGCGGGTCGTATTGGTGGGAGCCGGGGGCCGACTTTGACGAGATGCGAGCCCCTGACCTTTCCAGAGCACTAGGAAACTGACATGCGCAAAGACCAAACCGAGCGGCTTTCCGAACTCACGGAAAACCTCATGGACGTGTTCCTGACAGAGGCCGACCCTGCCATCTGGACGGGCTCGGGGATGTCCCCCGCAGAAATGGACCCGCAGACCCGTGGGGCCAGGAACTGGGATATGAAGAATGCCAACCAAGCCGGGGCATTGGTCGCCCGCGCCCTTGACCTGAAGGAGCGGCTTGTCGGCGTCCGCGCCCCCCATCCTCCGGCAGACGATGAGGCAGATGCAGACATTGCCCGCTTCGAGAAGCAGGCCAAGAAGATCATCGACGGACTAGCAGAACGCCAGCGTGGCAAGGCCTGAAATCTCCTTCGCAGCTTTCTACCTCATGTGGGCAGAGGTCCGCCGCTGGACCGTGCCCGACGTTCACATTCGCGCCTGCCACTGGCTGGAACACCGCGGGGACTTAGCCGTCTTCCGGGCGCATCGCGGATTCTCCAAGTCCACCATCCTCGCTGTCTACAACGCTTGGAGGTACTACCGCGATCCTACGTACCGAATCCTCCATCAAGGCGACCAAGACCCAACAGCCTACAAGACGAGCCGGGATACAAAAGCTGTCCTGATGCGGCATCCGCTTACACGCGACTGGTTCCCCGCTGGGACTCGTGGCGATGTGAAATTCTGGTGGACCCCTGGAGCCGATGACGAACGGAACCCCTCAATGCAGGCGGCGGGGATTCTCTCCAACATCACCAGTTCACGGGCTGACGAAATCCAGAACGATGACGTAGAGGTCCCAAGGAACATCCAGACGCCAGAAGCCCGGGAGAAACTGAGATACCGACTTGGTGAGCAGGTGCACATTCTGGTGCCTGGTGGGAGAACCCTGTTTGTCGGAACCCCTCACACGCACGACAGCATCTATGACGAACAAGAAGCACTGGGAGCGGACTGCCTGACGATCCGCATGTTCGATCAGGAACATCGGATCGATGACGCCAAGGAAAAGGCTTATGAACTGGGGTTCGCGCCTGAGTTTGTCTTTTCCGGGATAGGAAAGCCCGCCCGCCTTCTCGTCAAAGGCAAGGACTACACCCTCAAGGGGAACCGGCTGGAGTTCAAAGTTCCTCCCGGTGGACTGGTTGATTGTTACGCTGGTGTCGCGTGGCCTGAACGCTTCGACGGTAAGGAGCTCGAGAAGCGCCGCAAGAAGACGAGAACCATCAACGAGTGGGACTCGCAGTATCAACTCCACTCCAAGCCCATTCACGAGGTACGCCTAGACCCCGCGCGAATCAGGGTGTATGACTGCGAACCTCGGTTCAACCGTCAGAACAAGATTCTGACCATGTGGCTGGGGGGTGTTCAGATCATCGGTATGTCCATGCGCTGGGACCCTTCCAGCGGGAAGACGAACAGCGACGTTTCTGCCGTAGTCTTGGACCTACAGGACATGGCCGGAAACCACTACTGGCACAAGGCCGAAGCCCTGCTAGGCGATATCGCCGAAACCTCCCCCGATGGAAAGACGATCACCGGAGGGCAGGTTATGGCCCTGTGTGACCTCATCGAGGAGTTCAAAGTTCCACGCGTCACCATCGAAACGAACGGCATCGGAGCCTACGCCCCGTCCTTCCTGAAGATGGCCCTGAAACAGCGCGGGCTCCGGTGCGCAGTCGGTGAAGAGAAAGCGATCACCAACAAGAACCCTCGGATTCTTGAGGCGCTTCAGCCCTTGATCGAGGCTGGTATGTTGTGGGCACACCGATCCGTCATTGATGGTCCATTGTGGGATCAGATGAAGGACTGGAACCCCGCGATCAAGGATCAGCCGGACGATCTTCTCGACGCTGGATCAGGGGCGGTGACAGATCAGCCCGCCCGGATCGGGCAATTCATCGGGAACCTGAACGCCGATCAAGTGGACGATTGGAGGCCAAGCGCAGATACCTACAGCTACGCGCTCGAAGCCTAGCGCGCTTTTCAGAAAGAGTCCCCCATGTCGGTTGTCGAGCAAAACCCATTCAACGAACATGTCGGAAACGGTGTCACGAGCGTTTTCGGCTACACCTTCCAGCTTCTGGACGCAGATGACCTCAAGGTCTACTTGGATGGGGTTCTCCAGCCTACGTCTATCTACAGCGTCAGCGGTATTGGGAACCAAGCCGGTGGGGATGTGACATTCACCCCAGGCAACATCCCAGCTTCCGGCGTTGTTGTCCTGCTGTCCCGCGAGATTCAGCTAGCACGAGACACGGACTATCAGTACGCCGGGGAACTGAGGGAGGCCACGCTAGACGAGGATTTCAACCGCCTATGGCAAGCCCTTCAGGGGCAACGCGCCATCCTGAATGGGGCCGTTCGTGCGCCTTACCCCGAGACAATGACGCCCCTTCCTGCGCAGGCTGCCAGGGCCAACCAATTCCTTGTCTTTGACGCCAGCGGGAATCTGCAGGTTTCCGCTGGAACCGGGGCAGACGCAGGGCTCCGGGCCGACCTCGCCGACACCACCAATCCTGCGAATGGGGCGGCGCTGGTTGGATTTAACCCAACTCTAAACTACGTCGCAGCAACGCTCGGGGCCAGAAATGCCGAAATTGTAAGCCCCAAAGACCACCCTTGGCTGGCTAAAGGAGATAATTCCACAATTGACCGCGCAGCCATCGAGGCATGTTTTACCTATGCCGCTTCAACCGGTAAAAAGGTTTTCGTGCCGCCCGGCGTCTATCTTCTTGACAACACGGTGGCGTGGCCAATTGCATCAGGTTTTGAGGTTGAGTGCGCGCCCGGAGCGATTTTCAAAGCAACAGCGGCTGTGCCGGTAGATGCCAAGCTATTCTTTCCCACAGCCACATCTGGCAGTCAGCGGTTTAAGTGGGTTGGCGGTTTTGTTGACGGCCGCTTGCTTCCGCCCAGGAATGTGGGTGCCCCTGACCTGCTTTATATCAACAGCCCAAATATCAAGTTTGTTCACATCGAAGCGTCGGCTTGGGTAGTAAACAACGACCGCAGCGGAAATGCGGGAGACAGTTGCCTTTTCTTAGCTGAGGGCGAGGATTACTACGTACACCGAAATTATTTTCAGGGCGCCGTAGACGCTGGCATTTACCTGTCTGGTGATTCTACTGAAACCCTCGGTCGCCGAGCAATCATCGGTAATAACATTTTTATCGAGTGCGGGCAAGTTGGTGTCATTTCCAAACGACAGTTCCAAGAACACGTCATCGACGGAAACATTGTCGACCGTTGTGGGGTTGGTATTGTCATGGGCGGCGAAGCCGACGCTACTCGCTTGCCTGGTAAGCGTGGCGCCATTACCGGGAACCGGATTCGTCGCGTCACCCGTGGAATCGAAATAAAAGTCTCCGACGGGGCCGTCGTAACCGGTAATAGCATTGAGGATTGGGGTATCAATGCTGCTGGAACGTCAGTTAATGATGTTGCAATTAGTGTCAGAGGCTCAAAGGCCTGCGTAGTCGTTGGTAACAGTATTCGCATTGATCCGAGCATCACGCCAGCGTCTGGTGCCACTGCCATCCGGTGCAATAGGTTCACCTGGGGCGGTGCTGACTACGATTCGACAGCCAATCTAATTGGCATGAACAATATTGTGAGAACTGGCGTTGCATTCGCAGAAGACGCTAATTCTAACAATAACAAATGGCTGGACAACAATGCTACAGACTACCTAACTCTTGCGACCCTAAATAGTAATACGCTATCTCGCTTTGTTGGTTGGGAAGGCACGCGGCAGATCAACTATTTTGGCGATAGTGGAGCCGGGCCAGTATCGACAGCCGATGCATTTTGGGAAAAAAACGGTGAATTAATCTTTCAGTACTGCGTGCCCAACACCAACACCATTCAATGGTTGGTAGGCGACCAAAATAATAATGCCGTTGGGCGATTCGGGTATTCCAACGCGGCAGACCGCTGGTTTTGGCGCGCTAACGGTAGTCCTTCCAGCGCCATGGAAATGAATGAGTACGGCCCCATCATAAGATCATTTACCGTGGCGAATCTACCGACGACGGGCGTGGCTGCGGGGCTTTTGGCTTACGCCTCTAATGGGCGAAAAGCTGGAGAGGGCGCTGGGGCGGGAACTGGCGTTCTTGTGTTCCGTGATGGCGCCAACTGGATTGCGGTAGACACAGG